CAGCACATATGCTCTCAACAATACCATGCAGAGTGGCTTCAACGGCGTGAACGTTGGAATGCTTCAAGGCTTCAATGGCGTTCAGCAAGCAATTAACGCTGATACAGTGGCTAATATGCAGAACACAAACGCATTGCAGTCTCAGTTAGCAAATTGTTGCTGCGAAACAAGAGAAGCTATCCAGGGTATCAACTACAACCTGGCAACCAACACTTGTGCTCTCCAGAACACAATGAACAACAATACCAGAGACCTTATCGAAAACCAGAACAGCAATGCTAGAGCAATACTTGACTTTATGGTAAATGATAAGATTGCAACGTTACAGGCTGAGAACTCTGATCTGAAACGTGCTGCATCTCAGGATCGCCAGTCTGCATTACTTACAACTGCTATGGCTTCTCAGACTCAGCAGTTAATCAATGCAATCAATCCGGCAGCTGTTCCGGCATATGTTGTTCCTAATCCGAACACCTACTACGGTGGATGCAACGGATATAACAACGGTTGCTGCTAAGTAACTCACCCTTAGAGGTTGACTAATTCTAAGAGGTGGGTTGCGGCTCACCTCTTATTTTGATTGAGAGGTAGAAATATGAGTTGTAAAAATGTATGCCAAGTCTGCAAACGTCTTGTATTCAGCCAGTCTGTATCGTTTACTGGGGGCAATCTTGTAATCACACTTCCGGCAGGCAATTATAGCAATGGAGAAAAATATTGCATTGTGATCGCACAAAGTATACCAACAACCACTACGATTGCCGCCCCGGTAATGATTCAGATAGGAACGGGGGAAACTCTGTATCCATTACAGAATCGTTGCTGTGCACAGGTTACAGCTTGTGGCGTAAGAACCAGAACAAAGTACGCAACCAGAGTAGCTACGAGTGCAACTGGTGGAGCATTCAAGATGTTAGGAAATCCGGCTTGTAGTCCGAGTAACAATTTGACAGCAATTAATGGTACAGCCCCAACAGCAGATACACCTGTTACACAGGCTGTCAGAAAGGGGGCAATGTAATGCATAAAGTTGCAATGGAAATGGGAAAATGGGCTATGGAAAAAGCCAAGGCACATGGCTTCGATAATCTCAGTGCTCAAGACTGGGACGATCTGAAAGACTGCATGGAATCCGTAAAGTGTGCGATTTGTGCAGATAAAGATTACAGAATCGTAGAAGCTATGGACGAATGCGAACAGGAAGAGAAGTATCTTGGACGCATGGGATATGACAGGTATCGTTATGCAAACGGCAGATTTGCCCCGAAAGGCAAAGGAAGTCGTATGGGATATAAACCATATCTGTACATGGAAGATGATGACTGGATGGACGAGTATCTGAACAATCCAGAGTTTGAGCGTAATATGTACCGCATGGGTTATCATCCAGACCGTAGTGATATGAGGATGGATGGAATGAACCATAAGCAGTCCAGATACGGTGAAACCTACGACAGATACAGTGAAAATCGCAGACATTATCGAGATTCCAAAGATGCTGAATCAAAGAGAAAAATGGATGATTCCATGAAAGAGTATACAGAAGATATTATTCGTAATATGAAAGAAATGTGGGACGATGCAGACGCATCAATCAGACAGCAGATGAAAACTGATCTGACCCGTTTGATACAGCAGATGAACTAAACAAAATATAAAATTAAGCCCTTGTTGCAGTAATGCGGCAGGGGCTTTTTAATGGAAAGGATGGTGATAAACCATGCTAAAACAATTTTATATGAACGGGGACTTGTGGAAAGTTCGCTTTGTTTCGCCCCATGATAATGTTCTGATTGACCGTACAGGGCAGAGAACACTTGCTGTATCGGATTATTCTACAATGACAATTTCGATTGCAAATAATCTGTACGGGGAACTTCTGAACCGTGTGTTTATCCATGAATTAGGGCATTGCGTGATGTTCAGTTATGGTTTATTACCAGAACTTCATCGCATGGTCAAGAAACGATATTGGACGGATGCAGAGGAATTTGTGTGCAATATCTTGGCAGACTACAGTCATTTTGTGATTGGTACAGCTAGAGATATTTTAGGAAACCGATTTACATATGTGGCTCCTGTTGGGGCAGAAAGGATGATTGCATAGATGGCAAAAGCAGAGAACACAGTAATTTTTGATGGAATCAAGTATAATCCCGGTGACGAATTGCCGGATTTAGGCAGTTGGGTATGCACGGACGCAAGAGGCATGGTTCGTGATTATGAGGGACTTTCAAAAGACGTGTCAAAGCTCCCACATTATGTACAGAGCGGTTCTTCGGCATTATGTCTCGATACTTCTGAATTATACGAATATCACAAACCTACCGATACATGGTACAAACTGTAGGAGGGTGTGGAATATGGCATTAACAGCTAAGAAAGTGTATGCAATTCTAAAACATCAGATTTCCGATATGGAAGCAAAATTAAATAGTCCTGTCACATACAAAGGAACGGTCACATCAGCTGATTTACTTCCTTTGAATCCGTCGATTGGTGATATGTACAATATCGAATCCGAGTCAATTTACGGTGAAGCTGGAACAAACGTAGCGTGGAACGGTTCTAAGTGGGGAACAATGGGCTCGCCAATTAAGATTCCATCAAAAACCAGCGAATTGCAAAACGATTCAAGATTTGTTACTGAAACAGATTTGCAGAATGCTTTAGGAAAGAAAGCAAACGGAGAAGGAATCACTTTAAGTATTAATGAAAATGGCGGCCTTAGAGTAACATATAACAACGGAAAATAGGAGGTATCACAATGGCAGAAGTGGCAGTAGATGTAGCTATGGAGTCAACTTCACAAGAAATTCTTAATTTACTCAAAGTAGTAAAAACTATGGTGACAGATGTATCGAAATTTGATTGGAAAAATTTTTATCAGCAGACAGCAACAGATGAAGTATTTTCCACAAAGTTTTATTATTACGAAACTAGCACTAGCCCTAAAGGTGAAAGAATGAATGCTTCCATTGGTCTGACTTCGGTTCCGTCAACGGAAACGATCAAAGGGCAAGACGATTTCTCAAATCGTAGTGCGTTCCAAACTTTGGATTGCAATTTTGTGATTGACGAAAATGAAAATAAAACACCTGTGGCAATCAAGGATGGAAATGGTTATTCGAATATTGGCAAAGTGGATGTAGGGGTAATGGTTCCGCTGACTTACTGGGGAATCCAAAAGTTTGATACGTACTACATTGTGCATTTTGCAACCAGACCACATCCGGAATTAGAATGTACTACAGTAACTCCATGGTGTAACGAAGAACTTGGATATGGGATACTGACAAAATATTATGCTGGACAAATTGATGGAATTCTGTATTCTTCTTCTGGAAATCCAATTTTTAATTTCGTTTCAGCACAGTCAGGAAATACGGAATTACAGAAGAAAGGGACGGGGTATCATGGGTCTGGGGCTGAACGTACCGCATATTTATTGTGTATGTTATGGATAAAATATGCAACGAAGCATAGTCAGTCGGTTTTTCAAGGATGCTCTGGTTATAATTACCAATACAAAGTTGCACAGCCAGATGAGAACGTGGACTATGTGATTCTCACGAACGCACAGGCGAACAATCTTTATGTTGGAGGAACCGTTTCGATTGGCGATGCAACAGGCCACGCAGATAATCTTGATCGTGGAAATGCGTACATGAGAAACATTGCTGATAAAGTTAAAATTGCAAAGATAGAAACTATTTCTGGAACTTCAAACAGCAAAGTATATGTTGAAAAGGCAGGAATGACAATCACAGCAGATACCTATGTTTCCTCTATGCCGTTGCATTCTGGGACAACTGACAACGTTCTTGGTAGCGACGGATATGTGGCAAACGATAATAAGCACGCGTTTAAATTAGGCGGCATCGAAGATATGGTTGGCGCATATTTCATTTCCATGGATGAATTGTGGAATAAAACAACCGCAAGTACCGTTGATTATTATGTCCGTGGAAAATCCGCATGGTCTGCGACCGCTTCTGGATGGATAAAGGTTGCAACCGTAGACTTAGGAAGCTCTGATGACTGCTGGATTGGCGACATCGAAATTGATCTCAATACGGGTGCTGCCTGGTTAAAAACAAAAGGTTCAGGAGATTCTGTTGGA